GCTTGATCTCACCCCTCAGATCGTCGTAGACGGGGCGGCCAACGCCCGTCACATCGATGAAAACGCGCACGTCACGATGGGCAAATATCGACTTGCTGAGCATATCAGCAATGTAGGCCGCCACATCGGGATAACTCGTCCCCAGTGCCACACGTTCAATATGGCGGATGATATAGCGGCTTCGCATCACCTCGTCCGCATCTACCGCCTTGTGGAAGATCATGTTCGCGTCCACATAGGCAGGTTTGTGATACTCTTTGTCGAAACGAAACTTGCCGGTATGCACCCGGCAGACTTCAGCAACCGCGATCGCGGTTGGGTCGTGTATCTGCCCTACATCGATGCCGACATTGACCGGATTCAGCGGTGCTAGTTCAACAGCCATTGCTCAACCCCCGGCTTCACAATCCGCTCTATGTCCTCTGACCTGAAGGCAGCGGTGAGCGCATCAAGAAAAGCACAGCAATACTCTTGCTGGTACCACCAGGAGCCCATCGTCTCTTGCTCCTCCTCCAAGAACTCTGGACTGATGCGCGGGCACTCCTCTGCTGGCACTTCGTAGTAATCCCATTCTGCCCGGCGCTTCCAGGCTTCCCAAAAGAATCCGCGCGTGCCAAAGGGCGTAGACAAGAGTGCGAGCCGTCCGCCACTGACGGCAAGCATCGGGCGGACGGCCATATAGAGTGCATCAGGCACCCGCGACGCTTCGTCGATGATGATAAGTCGCACACCCGATAAGCCCCGGATCGTGGTTTCTTTGCCTGGCAGGGAAATAATCCTGCTGCCGTTCTCAAGCTCTAATCTCAGCGCACTCTCAGCTTCCGGTGGCACCGGCCTGTCGAGGGCGCGGTAGACATCCAGGCACTTGCGGAATAACTCTTGTGATTGTCGCAGCGATGGTGAGAGGAGAAGGATAGGCGCGCCATCGTCATAGTAGGCCGTGTGGTTGGCCAGCACCGCCGCAATGGTGCTCTTGCCGGTCTGGCGTGAGCAGTTGAGCAGGATACGCGGGTGGCCAGAACGCAAAAGCCTGGATTGCCAATCGTCCGGGTCTATGCCTGCGCCCCTGGCCAACTGTACCGGGTCAAGGGCCATCGCGAAGTCTCGCATCAAACTAGTGGCTCTCATGCCCACCTCGCGCTTTCTCCATGAGTGCCTCGGCCACGGCTACCTTTGCCTCTGGATACGAGGCCAGGGAAGCAAGCACCAGTTCGCGCAAGGCAGAGAGATCGCCGCCAGCATTCACTTCTACCTGGCTCTTCTCGCGGTACTCAGGCATCATGGCTTTCGCGTGGAAGATCAATAACGTATCGCTGTACTTGCGCACAGTGCCTTTCAGTGCGGTTGGTCCCCACACCGGCTCGTCCCATCCATCGTGCGCGCGGCGGTAGATTTCAGCGCGCAGCACGTCACGCGCGTCTTCCTTTGCCTGGTTGAATGCGAAACTGAACGCCTCGTCATGCTCTAGCCAGTCGTAGATCGTGCGGCGCGAAATACCGGCCTCCTGGGCAGAGGTGAGGACGATAGCGGTTTTGGCAAAGGCGTCAAGGAATGCTGCTTGCTTGTCTTGTGTGGTAGGCGCTTTTTGGGGTGTGAAGGTGCCGCGTGGTGGTCGGTCGGTGGTCGGTCGGTTCCATTGCTCCTTGTCACGCTTCTCAATGAGGTAGGTTTTACTGACGCCGTGAGTCCTGGAAAGCTGGCGCAAAGACGCCCCCGCTTCATACTCGCGCCGTATTGCCTGCCAGTCTGCCATCGCTCACCTACTCAGTGTATGACTACTCATATCGTGAGTATAGCATGATGCAATACTGTACTGCAAGAAGCGTGCCAAAGGACAATAAAAAAGCGCCCGGCTCCTCGACGAGAAGAACAGGCGCGCGGGAGGGGAGGGATTACCACCAGGGACCATACCCCGGCTCAATAAAGGATGTGTCCACGGTATTTAGATTTGACATTCCATCTGACATCATACCGGTAAATTTGAACACTTCTCCAGGGAATTTCGCCCTGACAATTTCTTCTGCCTCTTGCCGTGAGGCGGCATCTACATGCTCATAGCGAGCATATGTATCCAGTCCAGTCCCACCACCGGGGATTTTATCCCCAAAACCAAACGAGAATGTCTTAGCCATTTTCATTTCCTTTCCGGCGGTCGCCCGCCACGGGCTTGACTTACTCTTCTGTATCCCACTGCATACGCTTGTCGTCTTTGGAGATGAGAATTTGTCGCTGCTCATCTCCGGTCTGCCTGGCCTCCATCTTGCGGATGAAAGGCCCAACCATCGAGCGCGGATAGCCGCATTTTTCGGATACCTCATCGAAAGAAAACCACTGATTATTCGGGAGTCCCTGGACAACTTGCTTAATCCAGGCATATCGCTGCTCATCTGTCACATCCACGCCTGTAGGTCTTTCCATTTCGCTCATCGCCTTTCGGGCTTGCGCCCAACTATTTATTCTTCAATCCGAACATCTGACCAATGCATTTTGCCAACCAATGGCTCCCACCAGGAGACTTTGCTTATCTCCTCACCCAACAGGACGGAATTGGTGTGGCCGACCGTGCGATGATACTCCTGATAGACTTCAGGAGAGACGACGAGCAATTTGCCATCTGAGGCCTGACCTTCGTACCGATCTTTCTCTTGATTGTAAGACAACTTTGACACTGGTTTCTCCTTTGCTATCCAGGCTTTACACGCCTGGATGACTTCACTATGCAGGGAGCGCCCATGCTCCCTGGCTAGACTCTTCATGCCTGCTAGCACGTCAGCAGGCCACCGGATTGATGTTGCCATCGGACTACCTCAAACGAGAACTAACGATTGAGAAACGACTCTTGCTCAAAGCTTGTGCCCAGGGACTTGAGTTGTGCCTGCTGGCGAGCCAGGAACTCTTGATGCGAGGCAACTACCTCACGAACCGGATACTTTTCAAGAGCCTGCCAGGCTTCGGCTTCTGTCTTGAGATTTGAGAAGAGGTAGGAGTCCGTCTCGCCAGGGACAAGAGCCTTGGCGCTGTAGCGGGGCGTCCAGCCCTTTGAAGAGGACATCCACACAACCACTACGACCGGCTGCTCTTCGCTCTTGGGGGCTTCCTGCTCCTGGGAAACCTCTGTATCCTGGCCGCCCTTATCCATGAAGCGGGCGACTTGCCCGTCTACCAGCAACTCAACGCGATCAAGGCGACCGCGACCAACCTGGCGAAGGTCCATCGTATAGTCTTCCATCGCGGCTTCGAGGCTTTCGCCTTCGTAGTGGTGGAGGACTTCAATCCCAAATCCGAGGTCCTGGCTGGCGTTTACTTGATACTTCATTTTCGTTTCTCCTTTTGTACTTCGTTCTATGTATCTAGTATAGCACCAAAGTAGATACAATGCACTGTCCAAAAGGACAGTATTTTTCACTGAGTAGTCATCTCATCGCGCACACGAAAAAGCCGCCTCACTCAGAAGGCGGCGTGGAACCCAAACGGGAAGCGGGTCTATGCTGTCATGGACAGTGTTTCAATCCCAAACGGGAAGGGATACTTCCCTATGCTACCAGCATGTTTCAATCTCATATGAGCATGATGCTACTGTAGCATACTTGTCAAGCAATAGCCGGCGATGGGCTTGAACCGTACCCTGCGAGCAGCATCACAGGGGCTCCCACCGAGCTCGCTGGCATCAGGCTATTCCAGGCTTTTCAAGAGCCGCTTGATCTCGTCTTCTGAGAGCATGTTGCGGATCACCGGCATGAACAAGTCAGCAAAGAACAGCACAGCGGCCTCTGCCTCGACGCGGTAGAACTCGCATGCCTGCTCTTGTAAGTCCTCCCATGCCAGTCCTTTGAGCGGCGCCTCACCCAAGGCTCTGATACGTTCTTCCAGGTGCGCCCGCCTGGCTGCGTAGGCCGCCTGGCCCAATCGTTCGCGTATGGCTTCATTCATCGTTCATCCTCGTATTCGTCATCCTGTGCGTGAAACGCGTCATAGCACTCATCCGAGCAGAAACCGTCTTGCCTCACGCACTCTGCACAGATCGGCTCGTCGCACTCAAGGCAGCCGGCCATGTCGAGGTAACGCGTCTCTTCGCCGCACACCGTACAGGGCACAAACAAGCGGCGTGGGTCGATCATGTTAGTTGCCCCACTTCAAGAGCCACATAGCAGCGGTCTGCCGCTCACGCACTGCTTTGCAATGGTCGCAAAGTTTCTTCCCATCTGGAATTGATGTGTATGGCCTTACTCTATGAGTCCCTGTAAGCGACTGACCACACACTGTTTGCTTACCTGTCTCATCAACTTCATGGCATACATGGCTCCAGCGGTTTTGTCTGACCCAGAAGAATGTGATATATTTCTCACGTATGGAGGTCCGCTTAGAAATCATGTGTGCTGCTTTCCATTTGCACTTGTTGCAAGAACAGCCCCGATAGAGAAGCCTACATGCAAGCGCCGGGGAATAGTAATTTCTTGACCCCCACGTATAGACTTCACACGTCGCGCGGCCACTTTGCGCAGTTCCCATGTTCCAAAGCCCATCAAGCGTACTGCATGCCCTTTTGCTACTTCCTCACAGACAATCTCTTGAAGAGCTTCGATAACTTTGTTTGTTGTCCCGAGTTTCAGCCCGGCCCGAGAAGATACCAGGTGAATCAATTCGTTTTTGCCAATGATTGTTGTCATATATTCTCTTTCTTTCAAAATGGTTATGCGAGCTGTCCCAGCAGCTTCACCAGGGTGCTTTCTCTTATACGGTAAGCCTGGCGTTTAAAGCGATGGGGAAGCGTGATTGCTTCCAAGGAACCACCCTTGATCCATCTCCTTACAGTGGTGTCGTCGACGCGCAAGATGCGCCCGACTTCTCTGACTGTTAAGAGCTTCTCAACCTGTTCTCCGGTCATATCGTCAACTCCTTCTATTAAAATTGGTTACCGTAGCGTGCTCGCAGGGCCTCTGCCGCGCGTAAGAACAGGCGCAGGGTCGTCTCTGCCAGCACGGTTTGACCATCGGGCAATTCAATGCGAACGGTGACACTGGGGCGGCCTTCAACCGTTCCATGTGGGAGTCCTGCTATGCCACTTAACTCAGCCGCAATGAATCCCTTCTCTTTCAGTTCCGGCCAGCAGTTGTCGCCGTCCAGTTGTAAATCCAGTCCGATCATTCTTTGCTCCTCACAATATCTTTGTATAACGGTTGATCTTGTACGCCCAGCTCCCGCGCCGCCGTGTCGATGGCGATATGCAGGGCGATCAAGGTATGCTCGTTCAGGGCGTAGGGCTTGTGCTCTGCCCTGGCTTGCATGGCAATCTTGTAGAAACTGGCCGCTGCCATCAGCAGCACTTCCAGCACGTCGGTCGAGATGATGACGGCGGCGCGTTTGGGCCACTCGTGCGGGTCATGGTAGTCTGGCATCACACCACCTCACCCTCGATCACGCCACTCCCGAGCTGCTTGCGGTGATTGGCCCCTGGCAGAAGGGGCGGCATTTGCCCTGTTTTGTACATTTCAGCGATCTGTGGGGAAAGCCACTCACCCACCGTCTCACCATCGGGCATGACCGTGTAGGCCAAAAGTTCCGATTCTATCGTTGCGATTCCGCTTGCCACGGCCTCTAGCTTGCCCTTGACGAGTAACACCAGCCCCCGCCAGAGGCGTTGCTTTTCGGCTTCCCAGGCATCCCTTCGCAAGTCGGCATCGGATTTGCGGCGCGTGTATTGGTTGCGATGGCCTTCTACATCCGAGAGGCGCGGGTACTTCAGTTCCATGCGGTAGCGCCTGCCTCCTAACTCAAAGGCAATCATGGCGCGGCTGCCTTGCTCACCATAGAGAAACCCAGTCGCCTGGTGACGAGCAAGCAACCGCTCTATTTCGTCACGTGAGCGCGCGATAGAGACGCTGGTGCCTTCTGCGTACTTTGTGGGCATATCTACCCCCTTCCTGCCTGTTAGAACAATTGTAGCACATCATGCCACTTCCTCAGCCGATTCAGGAATTGTAGGGGTTGGCAGGTCCAGCACCAACCCCTCCTCGTCTTGTGTAAGCTGTATGGTGCCTGCTTCCAGCGCCATGTTGACGGCATGCCAGCGCAAGAAGATGCTCCACTTCTCGACATTCTTGATCTGGAGCGCACAACTGATCCAGGCCGAAAAATCTTCCGCGCTAGCTAGTTTTACGCTCAATTTTCTTCCGCTTGGCTCGCATCGAAACGATATTTGATCGTTGCGTATGGCCGCCAGTGGTACGGATGGTGGTGTACCCTGCTCGCTCAAGTTTCTCTCTCCTCTCTGCTAGTCGAACGTGAGTTCTATAACTTCTGCGCTGCCGTTCGGTCACGTACTCAGGCAGCTCGCCAGTGAGCAAGTAATGATCGAGTATTTCATCAATCCTGGCATCGGTATGACGGCGCCCGAGTTTTGACCCGTCAAATTCCGGAAGATTTTGTGGCACTGGCGCGGAAGATTTTTGTGCTGGCGCGGAAGATGTTTGAACGTCTTTCCGATGTGCTGAAAAATCTTCCTCATGCGTTCTTATTGCTCTATGCGCTCCTGTGCTTTCGCGCCATTCGGGCTGCTTGTCCATTCCTGGGTTGAACGCTGCGCTAAAGGGTCTGCGGGTGCGCCTCCTTGCGACAATTGCGGGTAGGACACCTGTTCTACATGTTGCGTCGGCTGTTGCACGATAGTTCGCCGAGCAGGGGGTAAGGGCGCCGGTGACATTGCCGTGAGTTTGGCAATGTGATCAGGGTCGGTGAGTGAGATGCCGATAAAGGCAAGCACGTTGAGGCCGATCTGCCCGATGAGCGCAAAGAGCGTTGCTTGTTGCGTCCAGGGTGGCAGCGTCTCTAAGCCTTTACTGTTCAGCAATAGCGTCAATTCCAGCATAGTGGCCGCGCAGATCGCCAGGCCAGAGACAACCGTCATAACCAGGCTAATCACATGCTGCCACACGCCGCGCGCGTTGTGCTTGTGGAAGTGCAGCCAGTTCAGCACGCCGTACTCGAACGCGCCGAGAGCCGCGAAGGGCAGCCAGGGCGCATCGGGCGGACTAAAACGACGGAATAAGAGGACGGTGCAGGTGGCCGTCACGACAAAGACGAGCACCCAGCCCAGGTAAAACAGAAATCCACTAAAACCTTTTTTCATCGAACATACCCCTTTCAAGGTGATAGAATTGAATCGCCCTGATCAGAAGACAGGGTGGGCAGGGGCGTGCCAGCCACGCCCACTGCTTTGGTGACGCGCTACGATGTTTTTCTTTTCGGGGCAATTACCCCCTCAATCAGGCAGAGATTGCAGATCCGCCCGATACTGTTCTCTCCCTTCATCTCCCCTGCAAACTTCGGGTAACTGTGCCAACTGCATACCTGGCGACCACAGACAAGGCAGGGAGTCGTCACCTGTGAGAGTGGCTCTCTGTTCAGATTCCACCTGTCATGCTGGCACCAGGGACATACGAGAGGTTGCTCTATCACTTTACCCTCCTTAGTGCTGCCCGGATATCGCGCGGTGGCAGCGTCTTCAGGTATTTTTCAGTCGTTGCGAAACTTTCATGTCCCATGAACTTCTGCAAGTGATACGGGTTGCCGCCTGCCGCCATGAAACGGGTTGCGTACGTGTGACGGAAGGTGTGAGGTGAACAGCGCACGCCACGCGCGTGGGCAATCCTGCCCAGTTTCTCCACCAGTTGCTCTACCCCGGACCTGGTGAGCGGGAGCAACTTCTCGTCGTTGAGGAAGACTGTGGCCGAATCCTGAGCACCAGAGCGCCACTTGCGCATGTAGCGCCCGAGAGCTTTGCGCGTTTCTTCATCCAGTGGCACTTCGCGCCACTTGCGCCGTTTGCCAAACACCTTGATATGCGCGTCCTCCGGATCCAGGATCACCCCGCTCACCGTAAGCGTGCAGAGTTCCTTCAAGCGGATGCCTGTCCCGAGAAAGACCTGCACAATGGCCCGGTTACGCGCTCGAAGATAGTCGGTCGACGACAATTCGCAAGCGGCCAGCATCCCCCGGATGTGCTCATCACTAAAGGTCTCGACGATCTTTCCTTCGATAGCCGGCACCTCCACGCGGCGCAGCGCAATGGGGTTGATGCACTCTTCAAACTCGTCGGAGGAATCCAGACACCACTTGAGAAACATCTTGATACAGATGATGTAGCCACGCACGGTCGTAGACGAGAGCGCCAATCCGTGCTTGCCCGGATGCGTGGACGAGAGGTGCTCCACAAAATCATCGATGATGCGATACGCGCCTTTTTTACTGAACCGCTCTAAAGTGACACCTTCGGCCTCACACCAGGCCGCGAACACACCCAAACGCTGCCGGTACCCGGAGACCGTGCGCGCGTCCCGTTTTCTTTGGACGCTTGACAAATACTCACGTATCGCATCACCAACAATCATGACAGTTTTTCCCTTTCCTATGCACTTTTAGTCTGTATTGCTCCTCTGCAATACTCTTGTTACTACATACGGAAAAGGGGTCAAAAATTCGCGTATCTGTTGGTACAAGAATAGTGGAAAATGGGGAAGTGGCTTGCAAGGCGAGACGAAGGGGTGGATGGAACAGGAACGGATGTGGTATCTGTTCCTGCTACACCCTGCATACTTCTGTCTAGTCCTGCCTATTTGAGCATACTCATGGGCCATAAATACACTTCCTCATAGCGTGTTTTCTGTTGGTGAACGGTCCCACTCCTGAGTATAGCATACACACATGCATCTACACAACCGTTCTGCACCATGAGAACGTGTGTGCTATAACAGCACAACGCCTCCAGGCATTCCGAACCGGAGGCGTTGTGCTGTCTTTGGGGGAAATCAATCTGGAAAAAGTGAGGTGGGACCTCTTCGTATCACCGCCTTTCGTGCTTTCGTGTCAAGTGATTGTGCCAACAAACACCTGTCTGCTGAGCGTAGTATAGCACCTCATTTCAAGACTTGCACGTTAATCGTCCAATCCCCCTCTGAGATGACATCCAGGATGAACGTTCCACCCGCTGGTACATTGGTCGTATCGTGCGTATTGGACTTGGAGCAAGTAGAATTGACGCCTGAATCGGCATACGAGCCATCAGTGTTCTCTACCGTGATAATGACGTTGTAGTCGGTTCCCCCGAAAGACCCAGGCGTGCATGTCCAGGCGATACGCCAGTTATCGGGCACAGTAAAGCTCGCAGTTTTCTTCGATCCATTGCCCTTGAAGGTGTGCGTGGTTGTCCAGGTACCCGTTGTTTGCCCCTGCGTGGTCGGCGTGCCCGTGTCCGTGGCCGGGGTGAAGGTTGCCACACTGTTCACAGCGCTGTTTGCCCCCTGGCTGGCAATGGCGACCAGGCCCACACAGCCAAGCACCAACACAGCCGCGGCACCCAGCACTATCCAGAGCCAGGTACGGCGCTTCTTTGGAGGTGGCGCCATGGGTGGAGGCGTTCCTGGCACATAGTAGGGTTGTCCAGGCGGCGGGTACGGCTGCGGTGTGTACGATGGTTCATTTGGGCCAGATGGTGGATTGTTTTGCATAATTTCCCCTTTCATGCTGAATAAATACGCATATGCCGTATGATAGCACACACAGAAACTACTCTCCCCTGTCAAACGGGTCATGCCCGAAGGCTACGCGGGCGGCAATCCACACGAGCATCACAGCAACTTCGATCTTGCGCCGGTGGATAGTCGCAAGTAGTGCGAAAAGCAGGATAACCCCTGCCACGGCCAGCAATATAGGAAAAGACATACAATCCCCTTTCATGCTACAAAAATACGTATGTGCATTACTATAGCACAAAAGTCGAATGATGCAAAACACAGCTTATTGTTGCTCCCGCACTTCCCATTCCTCTGCATACTCCGCCTGGTGCTGTGCGAGGCAGCGCTTGCACCAGATGAGGCCGGGAACGGTGAAGCGCTCCCCACAGGACATGCACACCGAGAAATTGATCGTGTAGTTGTGATCGAGGCCCAGGCCAAGTGCTCGCTTGCCTATCCAGGCAAGGGTGAGCACGGCAAGGGTGAGCGCGTGCGTGATGCGGTAGAGTGGGTGTATCACGGTCGCCTCCACGGCGGGCTCCCCCACTCCCGTTCCATCCGCGCCATCGGGCCTGTGTCGCCCTCCATGGCGCGGCGCAGGGCCTCTGCCTGGTGACACACGCAGCCCTCATTTCGGCAGCGGTAGCCGTTCGCCTCGGTGTGCAGTAGGTTGATCTGCACGAAGCGCTCTCGGTACTCGATCACCGGGACATGGGATTTCTCACTAAAGGGTAGTGGTCGCATGGGTGTCTCCTTTCACTCATTGTCTGTTCTATTATTTTCAACACTTATAACGGATCAATGCCCACGTCCAGGCATGTGTAAATCCACGGCAAAATATCTTCCACTTTTTGTAGTTTGTTCGCCCCTTCTCGCAGACCCATCAAATACCGTATGCCCTCCTCATCCCCGTCACATCCTGCGTCCCAGCACGGCGCACAGATGTAGTGGATACAGTACGCTCGCACAAGGGTGAATTGCCTGGGTGTGAGTGGCTTCTTCTCAAAGTAGGCCAGCACGGCGGCCACCAGCTCGCCGGACTGCTCGTCCTGCCAGCGTAGAGGAAGTCCGTATGGCTCGCGGTAGATAAGCGGTATCACTGGCTTTGTTCCTCCTTCACCTCATCAAGCCGCACGAACAGGAGCTTGCCCGAGTGCGGCGCCACGGTGATGATGTAGTACATGTACACCGTGCGGCGGCTCCCTAGCAACTGGTAGTGATACTGGAAGTCTACCACCCACAGCCGGGCGCTCGCATCGTGACTCTTGCGGATGCGCGTCAGTTCGTACTCGTTGGCCCCCCTGCCATGGGCCTCCTCATGTTCGTTGGTAATGCGCCACACCTCCTGGCAAAAGGCCACGAGTTCGGCGCGGGTCGGAACGTGTTGCGTGGTGTCGGTCATCGATGAAATACCTCCTTCGTGAGAGTATATCATATTCCGCGTTTTTCTGCAATACCCTTGCATTTCATCGGTAACTTCTGTATACTACCTACACAACGCATGCTCATTCGTTGCTATAGATGTGTTGTACATGTGCGCACCTATGCATGACAATATATACTATCGAAACGTTGTCCAGACAGCCTGGGAAGTTGTTTTTCACAAGGGGTGACACTATGCATCTATTTCCTCAATTTCGCACGAATGCCAGTAAGCCCGCCGGTGGGCGATAGGAGGCGGGTATGGACGCCTTCCGCAATTCCATTCTTATCGGTGACGCACTCACCACGCTCAAAACACTACCTGATACCTATGTGCAAACCTGTATTACCAGCCCGCCATATTATGCCCTTCGCAACTACAATACCCCTGGGCAGATTGGCTTAGAGTCGGACCCGGAGGAATATATTTCCAAGTTGGTTGACATCTTCGGTGAGGTTCGCCGGGTGTTACGAGAGGACGGGATATGTTGGGTGAATATAGGAGACACCTATGCCAATGATAGGAAGTGGGGAGGGCATGCAAGCGGGAAACATGTAAAAGCTCTGCACAGTCAGGAGCGGCCCCGGCGCTATACTGACCTCATGGCAGGGAATTTACTGGGTATCCCCTGGCGGCTAGCCCTTGCCCTGCAGGGGGGTGGCTGGATACTGCGCAGCTGCATTATCTGGCACAAGCCATCCCCCATGCCAGAATCAGTCACCAACCGACCCACGACCGCGCACGAATACATTTTCCTCCTGGCAAAGAGCTCGAGTTATTACTATGACCAATACGCTATCAGAGAGCCACTCGCAGAGGGGACAATAGCACGTGAGAAAACACCATATAAGCATGCCTTTGCCAACCAATTCAAAGGCAGTCCCACCGACACCAGGCACCAGGATGGAAAAGAGCTCGAGACTGTTAGCCAGAAATCAGGTCGCAATAAGCGTACCGTCTGGACCGTTCCCTCTGCACCTTACCCAGGGGCCCACTATGCAGTTTTCCCTCCAAAGCTCATTGAACCCATGATACTGGCAGGCAGCAGTCCACGTGCGTGCGAACAGTGTGGCACACCCTGGGAACGCATAGTCGAACGAGAGTTCATCCCACAACCGGATGTCATCGATTCCGCCCGACGCGGGGGCAAGGGTCTGGATGTATCAAACGGGTGGAATGGCTTCCCACGCGGGACGATAGATATAGCGACAAGTGGCTGGCAACCCCCCTGCAGGTGTAAGAATGCCGGTTCCGCTCGCTGTATCATCCTTGACCCCTTCATCGGATCAGGCACCACAGCCAAAGTTGCCCTCGAGCTCGGGCGCGATTTCATTGGCATTGAACTCAACCCAGCATATGTCGAGGAGCAGGTGAGATCTCGCATCGCTGTGATAGAGCCGCGTTTGTGGAAGGCTGGAGAGGGGGCGGTGTCATGACCAGCGCCAACGGCACCACGCCATCACAATCGGACAAGGTCGCAGCCATTGACTATCTGAAACGGCTCAAGGCAGGGGAAAAGGCAGAGCGGCCCGATATTCATGATAAAGGCATGCTCACAGAGATAGGGGAAGCAGAACATATGGTTTCCCTTGCCTGTGGTGATCTCTCGAGGCTTTCTCTCATGTATCAGAGCGTGTCCCTGGTGGAGATAGGCGGCAAACCCCGCTGGCCGCTGTTTAGAGAGGTAGTAGCAGAGGAAGAAAGTACCCCCGCTGGGATACTCTTTACTGCGATTGAAACGAAGCCCGTCCATTGGCTATGGAAGCGGCGGCTGGCCTTTGGCAAATTGACAGCCCTTGACGGTGATCCCGGCATGGGCAAATCAACGCTCCTGCTGGATATTATCGCCCGCTACACGACGGGACAACCCATGCCGGAGGAGGAAGTAGCGTTGTGTGGGCCTGGTGGTGTTGTGCTGGTGATGATCGAAGATGACCCGAATGATACGCTGAGGCCTCGCTTAGAGCGGGCGGGAGCCGATTTGTCCCGTATCTCCTACCTTGGGGAAATCCCGGCAGGGGAAATTGAGGGCATCCCCTATAGTCGCCCGTTCAATCTGCAAACCGACATTCCCCTGCTGATACGTGAGGTACGCAGAATGCAAGCAGGGCTCGTGATCTTTGACCCGCTAGCAGGGCTCGTGGGCAAAGCCTCCCCCAACGATAGCAAGGATATGTATAGCGTGCTCAATCCGCTCGCTGCAGTAGCTCGTGTGATGGAGTTTGCCGTGGTATTTACGCGCCACTTCACCAAGTTTGAGAGCGAAAACAGTCTCTATCGGGGTGCGGGCTCCATGGCCGTCATTGGCCGGGCGCGACTTGGGCTCATTGTGACCACTGATCCAGACAATGAAGAGGTGCGTGTGCTTGCCAATAATAAGAGTAACGCCGCCCGGCTGGCCCCGGCGCTTTCGTACCAGGTGACCGATGACGAGGCGGCAGGGGATGAGCGAGCCTATATCAATTGGCTGGGTGAAAATCCACACTCCAATAAGGAACTCTTTGGACGCGGGCGCGGTGAACGGCAGGGAGTTAACCGCCTGGAAATCTTCAAGATTATGGAATCTGCTAATCGCTGGATGTCCATCGAGGAGGTATGGAAGATACTTGCAGAGCGCGATGAAGAGATCGAGTATGAGAACGTCAAAAAGACGATGCAACGCATGGAAAAAAGCGGGCAAATCAAAAAAGGCGGGGCTCGTGGGAAATATGGTGTCCCTTCTGTCCCTTTAGTCCCTTGGACTGATGAACTGGCTTTAGAGGCCAGCCCGTAAAAGGGACAGGTAAAATAGGGTGTCCCTTTGAAGTGTCCCTTTCTATCCTATAGACATCTGAAGGGACACCTAAAGGGACAGGTAAAATGAAGTGTCCCTTTTATGAAACCGCTCTACAGGCTGGTTTATAGCCCAAAGGGACACAAGGGACACAAGGGACAGGTCATTTTTTGAAAGGGGAGGGATATGAAAGTCACATCACCAAAACATCGATGTGAACCAGTGGGGCTATGCAATAGGTACAGTATCCATATTGTCATACCAGGCAAGAGTGAGACCTTGTGTGGGGACAACTGTAGAAAGTGGCACATGTACGATACGCCAGTTGAGCAAGAGGACATGTTACAGAAGCGGTGCCTGGGCCACCTGGTGTGTCTCACCTGTCAGCATATGCTCCCAACGATGCAAAGGAAACAGCCATGACTACCTATGCAGCCCCTGCCTATGATCTCAAATCACTGATCGAGAGTAGAGCCCCGACGCGGCTCCTATACTCAAAAGTACGTACTGATGGCGGCGTCTACACCGGCGTGTGTCCCTTCCCTGGCTGCTCCTCTAAAAATGATGCCTTTCACTGCTGGCCCAATAGTGCGCGCCCGCGATTCTGGTGTCGAGTATGCGGGCGCAAGGGCGACGCAATCAGTTTTATTCGACAGTACGAAGGCAAAGGCTACTACGAGGCGCTACGGGAGCTAGACATTGATGCCCCTGCCACGTATTCTCCACCCCCTACCTCTATGACGGGCGTGCATGCCCCGGGTAAAATTTGGCAAGAGACGGGACGTGCCCTCTGTCACGCAGCACAAAAGGTGCTATGGTCATCACGTGGACAGGCAGGGCTGGCATATCTGCATGGCAGGGGGTTTACCGATGCTACTATCCGCGAGGCCATGCTAGGGTACTGTCCTGGGCTTTCCATGGCAGGGGAACAGTGGGGCATACAATCAAAGCAACTCATCATCCCAAAGGGGATTGTCATCCCCTGGTATCACGCAGGGCAACTGTGGAAAATTACGCTGCGGTTGGGAAAAAGTTTCCCAAATCGCTATACGCAGGTGCTGGGAAGTCAGGAATGTCTTTATGGCGCTAATAATATAACCAGCGATTCGACAATCGTGCTCTACGAAGGTGCCTTCGATGCCCTCTCTGGCCAGCAGCTCGCCCCCGAGTTCGCACATGTGGCAACCGACGATACGCAGAAATGCAGGTCTGCCAGGTGGATCGCCCGCCTCTGCCTTGCCCCGCGTGTGCTGGTCGCCTATGATGCAGACGAACCCGGCGACCAGGCAAGCGTTTTCTGGACGCGCACGCTCTCCCATGCCTCCCGGTGGAGGCCCTGGGCAAAGGATGCCAACGCGATGCTGGTGGAGGGACAAGATATCTTAGAATGGTTGGTACTGGGACTGGCATGATGCTTGATTTGATTTATTGTGCAGGGGGCAATCCGCGCCTCTCGCAAATCGCTCACGAAGAGGGTTGGCTCCTTGGTTTCAGGTCTGATAAGACCATGGGCACCTTTGCAGCGTCTTTTGTGGACATCGACTATAAGCAGCCCGATTTTGAGAGGCACCTGGCAGTTGTCGCGCGACACCAGCCAAAGTACGCCGTTGTGCCTGATCTTTCCGAGGCAGGGGTAACGATGGAGGATATCGACCGCGCCATATCTCAGGCAGGGGAACTAGCCCAGTATTGTGAAGTCCCTCTGATTGTTCCCAAACTCTCAGGCCAGATCGACATGCTACCCCGCTCTATCGCCGTTGGGTACAGCGTTCCGTCCCGTTATGGCGGCGCTTCCTATCCACTGTGGGAACTGGCAGGACGGCGGGTACACCTGCTCGGTGGAAGCCCGAAAAAGCAATTCCAGGTCTATTTACACCTGGCAGGCATTGCAGAGGTGATGAGTGCGGACGGGAACTATGCACAAAAACAGGCCGTGCGCTATGCTGAATATTGGACCGGGAAGAAGTGGATAGAGCACGAAGATGTGAAGCAAGGCCGTGAAAACTTGTACTTGGAATGCTTCAGGCGCTCCTGCCGAAATATCCGAGCCTATTGGCAGCAGATAGCATAGAACGGCTGTGCTAGTTTTTCGCGCGAAAAAGTGGCCTGAGAGCACATAGCAGGCGGGCGGGCGAGGCGAAAAGATGGTGGAGTTACACCATCATATCTCTTGCAAAAATCGCAAGAGTTCGGTATACTCTACATAGTACACGGTAGAACTTGCATTACCATGCTTTTATATGGCAGATTAGAGAGAGGGGGCAACAATGCTCATGCCAACAGAAATAGAAGGTGACACCTATTTGACCCAGATAGAAGCCCAGGCGCGGCTTGGTGTCAAAGATAGAGTGGTATTCTTGAAGAAAATGGAGGAGGCCGGGATTTCCTGGGTCAGGTTCAAGTTCATTGACGAACGCAAGAAGTTTTTCAAAGCCTCTGATATAGAGCGGCTTGCGAACGCGCGTGAAGAGCGACGCGGCAAGCGTACCTGGGATAAGGGCAATTCCAACCATTCCTGACCATGCCTAAAAGCAACCCCTGCCAGGCGTCCAGCAGGGGCTTTTGCTATCTCTTCGCCTCCTCTTGCTTCGTGAGTATCACCGCGTCGAGTACCAGCCGCTCCAGCTGGTGAGACAACACCGTTCGTAACCTGTCCTCCAGGCGACATCCCGTCTGAGCCCACACGATGTCATCAACTACGGCCACATCGCGTTTAATGCGCTCATGCCAGGGCGCGAGCATGTCTGATTGCATACATACCTCCTTACTACCACAATCATACCAATATTCTACCATATCCAACAATATCATGCAATACCCTTGCATTTCATCGGTAAATATGTTATACTTCTTACAGAGAGAGAAAAGGGCGGGGGTGTAGCAGGGTTCGGGAATGTCCCGAGTGTACCAGCTTCCTCGCCCACAAGGAGCAACCGAAATGACAAAGACGATCAAGAGCGAAACCAGCAACAAGCACTACTTCCTCACGATAGATGAGAGCGGCCACGCGGTCGATTGCACCTGCCCCGACCGCCAGTATCGGCACCACGCCTGCAAGCACATGCGCAACTACAACACGGCGTTCGAGCAGGCAGTCGCCTTCGCCGCCTTGATGGCCCGCTTCGATTGCCGCTCGCAGGCCGTCATCGAGGCGAAGCGTGCAGCTTATTGGAACTTTGAGATGTCAATTCAGGCAGCTTAGAGGAAAAGTTGAGGCAGGGGTTTGCCCTGCCTCGGAAGATCGGGAGCCCGGTCAAACTCATCTCGGGAAAGCCGGGTTTCCTACAGAAAGGATACCAGACCGATGTTACAAAATCAATTAGGGCTCACCCGCGATCAGATCAAGCAAGCAGCTCCTAGCGTGTATGCAGAAGCCGCACACGAGAGTAGATCCGCCCGTTACCTGTTCATCCCTACCAGCCAGGTGCTTGATGCTCTCTCTGACGTAGGGTTCGTTCCCACCACGGCGATGCAATCAGTGGCACGCAGTAAAGACAGACAGGAGTTCACTAAGCATCTCCTGCGCCTGCGTCGGCATGAGGACCTGGGATGGAATAAGCCGGATGTGCATGAAATTGTGCTAGTTAATTCCCACGACGGGGCAAGCTCCTATAATCTCTATAGCGGTATTTTCCGCCTGGTCTGCACCAATGGCCTTATCCGGGGTGATATCAACGAGACCATGAAAGTCTACCACAAAGGCAATATCGTCCAGGAAGTGGTAGAAAGCACCCTGGAGATTGCCGAGGAATCTGAGGGAGTCATGGGTGAGATTGCGGCCATGAAAGAGACCGAGTTGTCCCGAGAGGAGCAGCTCCTGCTGGCTGAATTTGCTATCCGTGCCCGTTATGATGTAGACGGGGAAAATGCGGAAGAGATAGCGAATAAGCGGGCTCTCGTGCCTTACCAGCCCACCGATTTCCTGTGGCCGCGTAGGCGTGCAGACGTCGGTCATGACCTCTACACGACGCTCAACGTGGTACAGGAGCACGCGCTTGTTGGTGGGTCCAGTCGTCGTGATGCACGTGGAGCACGGCATACCGTTCGGAAAATCAAGGGCATTGACCAGACAGTGAGTACCAACCGCCTGCTCTGGCAGTTTGCACAAAAGATGATGGAACTCAAGGGATAGTGAGAGACGATGATCTGGCCTCGTTCCTGGAAGACTACTTCAGGAGCGGGGCCGCGAGGGAAGACAGAGAGGCGATTGGAATGCAAGCAAAGGTCATCAGGCATATCAAGTGGGCAATCCGCAATCTCGACCTGGATGGACTCAACGTCACAGTAGGGCGAATACAGCGAGTCATTGAGCGTGAGAAGCATCTGACCTATAGCCGCCAGACCATTGAGGCAGCACTTGAGTATGCTGGGCAAGAAGATGTTGAGCATAGGTGCAACGGATATGGTGCAGATGAGGAGTGGTCAAACATCGATGACCGCTTCATCACCCCTGCCATTGACCTTGACGCACACACCGAGCAGGTACTAGATACGGCCTACGGGCCAAAGGAGACACGATAATGACGACACTCTCTGATATCGCGGTTCAACTGAAAGAGCCGTTTTCAATGGACTGTATTGACTTTTTGCCGAAGGGCAAGGTAGAGCGCGATGGAAAAACCCTCTGCATGGCGCTCCCTTATGCAGACCCGCGCGTCTACCAGGATCGACTCAACACGATTGCCTACGGTGAATGGAGTACGCCAGCCCCTGTAGTTGTTGCTGCTGGCAATAAGTTGATCTGCTATGTGACCGTTATTCTTTGTGGCGTTGCACATACCGATGTAGGGGAAGCGACAAACAACGAGGAAAATACGGGTACTGAGGCATGGGCACAGGCATTCAAGCGGGCTTGCTCACACTTCGGGCTCGGGCGCTATCTCTACGATCTGGATAAGGAGTGGGTACCCTTCAATCCACAAAAGAAGCTGATTGACCTGGATAAAGCACAGAAAGCCGGGATTGTGCGTAAGATGTACCAGAAAGCCGGGATTGCCGTTCCTGGTATGGCCAGTACGCCACAGCCAGCCCCTGAAATGCGCACCAGCGCCAGCCCGAAGCCCGCCGCAGCAAGGCCTGAGCCCACGCAGGAGGTAGACCTGGCTACCACGAATGAGGCCAAAGTGCGCGCTCTGCTCAAGGAGTACAAGGCGCTGTGTCCCGAGAAGTGCAGCGCTAAAACGTGGTACTTCAAGACGCTGCGAGAAGCATTCCGCATACCCGAGGGTCCACTACCCGCTAGCGATGCCTACACCGCAGAGCACGTCGTGGCGCTCAGCCAGTTCGTGTTGCCGTATCGCAAGCAGGCGGCGCAAACACCCGTCTAATCCAATGTATCCAGACATGATAACATGTGCATGTCTGGACGTTCTGATTTAGGGAGGATGAGTATGCAGGTTGTGATAGCTGACTACGGAAAGGGCCACGCGCTGCGCAACAAGGCCGAAGCAGAGGCGTATGCAGCCCACTACACGCCCGGTAGCCGCCTCTACGTGCCCTATCGGGGTAAAACGCCTCGGGGTATGCTGGGCATCTACGGCGTGCAGATTGTGAGCGTGCGTATCGAGGAAGACAAAAAGCAGCCTGGAACGGGCAAGATCACGGCGGAATGCTCGGATCGGAAGCCTTACACAAGAAAGGCCGTGGGCGATGCAACAAAGCGCACATGAGCCTCTGCAGGAGTGCTACTTGTCCCTGGCAACCCTTGAGCATCGCATAGATGAGTTACACAAGCATATTGCCAGGTTATCTGCGCACATGCTGGCCTACCCGGCGCTCTATGTGACCGGGGAAGCGCCGAAATGGGTCGAGGACATGTTTCGCCTGATCGAACAGGCGGAGAAACTACAAAAGGAGGAGAACAAGTGAGCCAGGACTGGAAAGCGATAGAAGCGCAAGCGAAGGCCGATCTAGAGACAATCCAGACCGACCAGGACGCATACCGCTTCATCGAAACCTACTTCACGCGGGAATATCGCGCTGATTATCTGAAAATTTATCGCAGTGACAGGCATGAGATGGGACGCACACCCAGGCGGGCGATAGACAACCTGCTCAGTTTGCCGCCATTGTAAGGAGGAGACAACAAGTGAGCATTGACATGACAACCATCAAACTATGTATTTTTGACGTTGACGGGACACTCACCATCACCAAATCGGGCGCGACCTTCCGCAAGAGCGCCCAGGATTGGCAGTGGCTGCCAGGGCGCCTCTCGAAGTTGCATCGACTGAAAGAGCAGGGCGTTCGCCTCGCTATTGCCACCAACCAGGGTGGCGTGGCCTTCGGCTATTTCGAGGTGGCCGATATCCTGCGTGAACTGCAAGCCATGGCTCGCATCGCAGGTATCCCCAAAGGCGGGCTCTACATCTGCTATACGCACCCCAAAGCGAGCAGAGAGCATTTCCGCGCTGTGGACGATCGCAGAAAGCCCGGCCCCGGCATGCTCCTGGAAGCCATGCGCGATTTTGAAGCAGAGGCCGAAGAGACGCTCATGGTCGGTGATTTGTCCGACGACGAAGTGGCAGCTAGCGTAGCCGGGTGCCACTTCGCCTGGGCTGGAGAGTTTTTCAAGGAGGAAACGAATCATGAAACGCCGTCTGTTTAACTGGCTCTCGTCCATCCTGGAATGGCTCTTGCTCCTGGTGGACGGGCACGCGCCCACACAGGTACGCATGAAGGCCGTGCAGGTGCATCACGTCCGCCGGCGCATCTCTCGCACCCGTGCCCAAATGAGCCACCACTGCGATATCCCGCCGTGGGGATCTCCTGGCGGCTCGTGGTATTGCCCGCTGTGCCGAACCTGGCGCGGCTACCAGCTGCTTCCACTGCCACGTACGCGCGCAACGGAGCCGCATTACGTTGCGCGCGTACGTGGGCGCCATAACGGCCACCTGCGCTACACGGGCGGGCTGGTGGTGGATACCGGCAAGCTGCTTGTGCCAGGCGGGAGGGCATGATGAATCGCAAACAACGACGACACCCGCCCGAAGGCGTCTTTACCCATGTCCCTGTCAAAGACCTGGTACTGCCCCACGAAATGAGCTTGGAAGAATGTGCCGGTGTAGCTGCATTTCGTGTGCGCAATAACATGACAGAGACGGGACATCCCTATCATCACCGGACAGCCTCCGGGGTGATCGTCTCCGCCGATCCGACCCTGCAATACCTGATGAAGCGACTGGAAGAACGTCCAACGTTCAAGCAGTTTTTACAGAATATCCATAACACAGCAGCTATGGCAGAGGTGAAAACTGGCTTGCCCAAAGCTATACCCGTCAACCGGACCTACTACGGGCATGATCCCTATGCGGAAAGGACGCTATGATGGACTACCTGCTCTACACGGTTGTGCTCGTGCTCTCTTGCCTGTTCTTGTACGGCATGCTGGTCGGTGCTGAAGAACACGTCGCCCAAGAGCAGCCCGCACCAAAGGCGGTGCCACATGAAGAGTCGCCCGAGCTCGCGCCCGACATCTACGCCCGCGCGTTGGCCTATTTGCTGGTGGAAGCGGAATTGCGCGGGTTGGAGCTGGTGCAACGCGGTGATGATGAAGCTGGGAAAGGAGCAAGGGTATGAGCGAGGAGCAACCAATACAAACCCTAGGCCGTGCACTGTCATTGTGGACATCGAACGTTGCCCAAGTCGTGAATCAAACGGTAAAGGCTGTTCTTCCCATCTTAGAGAGCATACGAGCCGCCCTGTGGGAAGCCTACCGGCAAGCTGGTATGCCTTACGGTGACTCGCAAGAAGGGCTTATGCGCTGGATGGAGGATATGGGCACTATCCGGCGTCATGAGGCAGAGATAGAGCGTATACGGCAGCATCACGACAATTTGATAACGGGTCGCAAGATCGGGGAAGCGATGCGTGCTCATCGCGAGGAAAGGATGTTGTGATGCTTGCTCTCTCTATTTCCCAGCCATGGGCATACTTGATAATCCATGCAGGGAAGGATATTGAAAACCTCACGTGGATGACGCACTATCGCGGCCTCATTGCCATTCACGCGCCTATCCGCGTAGACGAGGCATTCTTTTTCAAGGACGACCTCTACCCACTCACCTGGGACCGCTTACCCCTGCCATCAGGGATGATGCGAGAGGTGCCGAAGTCGAGAAGCGACTATCTTACCGGCGGCATTGTTGGGGTGGCCACCCTGGTAGACGTGGTGACAGCAGATCACAGCCCACGCAGCGCCTGGTTTCGCGGTCCCTTCGGATGGATGCTGAAAGATGCCCGCCCCGTGCCTTTTGCGCCCTGCCCTGGTCGCCTGGGGCTCTTTAGCGTGCCTGATCGATTGATTGTATTGGAGGGGAAATGAACGAACATCACGAGACCGCGCTACAGTTTCATTGCCGCCTGGCTGTCGAGTGTGTCCACCCACGCTTCACCTACAAGAGGGGGACCCATAGCATCGTGCTGACGGTGAACTCGGGCTATGAATGAGAGGAGCAACACTACGGCGGGCCCGTGTGGCACGCTTCAGCCGCTCCCCTTGCCGGGTGGCCACCAGATCAGCGTTTCTTACGCAGCTGTGCCTATGAAGCCCTGGCAGGGGTGGGTGATATACATGCCGGTGAATGGGAAGACTGGACAGGCCGGGCTTATCATGTGCGGCGGCGCTTAACCGACGTTGAACAAGCACAGGTCGGTGATGTGTGCGATATACGTGGGACACATGAAGCAGAGGCACGCCGCGCCCTGGTGCTACGCTTCCTGCCAGCGGATATGCGAAATTGGAAAGAGTAAGGAGATGTTAAACAGATGATACATCCACCCGCAACCAACAACACGGCCATTGAGCAGCTGCCTAAGCCACCCAACGTCTCGACCATGAACGATGCCCGGCTGTCCCGTATCGAGTGGGCACACACCCGCCTCATGACGTACTGGGAGGGCCGTAAAGCATGAAACTGCCACTCGAACTGAGGCGACTCCAAGCCCGACTTTTCAACCCGCTTTCCCCTGGCTATAGCCACTGTGGGCATTGCATGCGCAACTGGCGTATTTGCCAGTCCCACGGTACGAAAATCAGCGGTGAGGAGGGCGTCTTCCCCCTGTGTGAGGAGTGCTGGGAAGAATTGTCCGTAGAAGAGCGCCTCCCCTACTATCGGGCGCTGTGGAACCAGTGGCAGGAATGGGGAGATTCAGATGAGGAAGAATGGGAACGTATTGAAGAAGCTGTAAGGAGAGGATTGTGAAGAAGCAAAAGAAAACAGGACGCCGCTTTGTGCAACGCGTGCCCGTGCAGAGGCTAGAGGGCATCGGCATGAGCTTGCCCGATGAGGTGAAGCGGCCCACGGCAACCAGACAGCCGGAAAGTGTGGCAGTGCTTACGTGTCCGCTGTGTGGGGCAAAAAGGTACGTGGATCAATCATTTTTCGATTTCACCGCCGAGGCAAAGCAAGTGGCGATGGGAGGCCTTCAGGCCTGGTACAAGGCACAGGGAGCAGAAGTCATCCCACTGCCGCGCCATACCCCCCTGCAAGGCGATTATGCACCTGGATATGCTCAATGAATGATCCGCTCTACTCGCGTCTCGACTTGCCTGAGCCCTGCCAGGTGGCCTTGTACGAGATTGACGAGGCGCTCTCGTTCTTGCAGGCGCAGCGCAACCATCTGCTGAGCGACTCACCCGATATGTGTGGGCTACCGGCGTTCTCGGTTGCGCTGGACACCTTCGATCTGGCGTTTCAGGCGCTGCTAGAAAACCAGCAGCAGGAAGGCACATCGTGAATCCTGATGCTATCTTTGAGACAAAGCAGCACTATACTTCTGTTGAAGTGTGGCTCAAGTTTGCACCTGAATTGGAACACCGGTGGGTAAGTGACGAAATCTGGTGGCTAGAGGCTGAAGCATACGCAAAAGGCCAACTATGGGAGAAGTATGGGCAGGAAATTATTGATTATATTCAGGAGAGCAATCATGATACGACGGTGTAAACGCTGCCTCTTGCCTTTCACCAGGCAGACGGTACGCTGGGCAAAGGGCTACCCTTCCCTTGTGCGCACCATCCAGCAATATTGCCCGGCATGCCAGGCGCATGTACGCTGGAACGCACTACTGCAAGAGAATGCGGCCCGACACGAGCGGGCACGTCTCTCTTATCTGAAAGCGAGGAAGTCGTGAACAAAGAAGTACGGAACTGGCTCATCTTCCTCGCCATTGTCGTCGCCCTGGTGGTGGTGTACAGTTGGTTCTTCCAGGCGGTGGGATGGTAAAAGAGAGACGAGGAGAAAAACGATGCAAGACGAGGCACGAATTAAGGCGCTCTACTGTGTGCTGACAGGGCAACCCTATACGGAGAGGGCTTCCTTCCTGCTTGACTGCCGAGAACTCTGGAAAAGCGCGGACATCCTGTTCCGCTTCTTTGCGCCCACCGACGCGCAAATCGGCGCCCTGCTACTCTACAAGTTCGGAGGCTCCCAACCAGAAGCAGTGCCCGATCAGGCAACGACGAAGCCGGAAAAGGAAGCCCCAGCGCCTACCCAGAAAAAGACCGGCGAGGATGTTCCCATCCTGCAGGCGGGTGCTATTGCCTGGGGAGTACACATTGATGGCGTTCCGGTCAAATGGTTGCTCTCCTACACCCAGGGCCGCCTGCCGGTGACGCGGGGAGGCGTCTTTTGCTTTCAAGACAAGCTCTATCGCGTGAGTAAGATATATGCAACTACACTCCACCTCACCAGCCAGGAGAGCGAACGCTACAGTATGAACGGGCAGGAGGTGATTGCGTGAGAAGGCGCGCATCAGTACCCACTTGTTAACTATGCGTCCTCTGTTCGTTACAACACAGTAGGATGTCCTGTCAGCAGATTGTCTGCTCAGGACTCGTTTTGTGTTTAGACCGTTGTGTACCAAAGGAGTTCACCATGCCACATCTCACCCCAAAGCGTCTTGTCGCTTGCTTGCTTACTACCCTGCTCGTCCTCTCGCTGGTCTTTGTCGCCGCTGCAAGTATCAGCGCGGGCAATCACACGGCATCCGCCCACAGCGCGGTTGTATCGACCGATGTGGAGGATAACGACCTTCCTGGCTCCTATGTCAATCACAAAATCCATCTCCACCCGAGTTCGCACGCGCATGGTAGCGTTCCTCTGACTATCACTGGTGACGGACTGACTCCGGGCGATCATCTGGTGCTTGGCACAGTGGATATGTCCATCCGTTGCTCCTCGGATGGAGGCATCAGCGGTTCCACTGAGACGGTGGACTCGTTTGGCCTGTTCTCTGATGGCACCTTTATGATCTTCTGTGCCAGGGCTGGCACCTATGTAGTGGTTGCGATAGATACCACCAATAACAAAGTCTACAACGCGGTCCTCACGCTGACCTGAGCCGGAAAGCACACCCCACCACGGTTCGGTCTCACTTCTAGCCCCTGCTCTCGCGCCACAGCAGGGGCTTTTTTTTGTGCGAGTTTTTGAAACTCGTCCCCACATTGCCTCAAACCCCTTGACAATCTATCAGTCATCTGTTAGAATACTAATAGACGATGTGAGTACATCGAAGTAATACAAAAGGAGAAACGAACGATGAAGAAACTACTACTGTCAAACTCTGAGCGAGCATTTGAACTACTTGGTGAGTACGCTGGCGTCTTTGGTGACAATGGCGGTGATCCCGATGGAAACGCCTGGCTTCCAAGCAATCAAGACAATATTCCAGGTGAGATAGCTGAGAGCGTTGTAAAGGCCGGGTATGGTCGCATGGTTGAAGTCCAGATGGCGACAGATGAGGCCATGTACCGCCTCTTTGGTTTTGTGCGTGAAGACCCGGATCAGAAAATGGATGAAGAGACGTTCGATCTCCTCAAGCAGGTGGCGAATGAGCGTCTCTCCTGGGCGCACTACGGAGCCTACGGCGCGGGCGATAGCCACTGGGTGTTTGCAAAGGAGAGTTAAATGGCGGGCAAGGGAGCCCCGAAGGGCAATCAGTACGCCAGCCACGCAGGAGGTACAGGCAAGACGATCAGCCTGTACCTTACAGCTGAGGATATGAAACTTTTACGGCTGGTGCTTACTGACTATCACAAAGAGACATCGGATGCCGCGTGCATCAAGCTCGCAAAGCAGGCGGCAAAGGCTGGTATCAATCGCCTCTTGCTGCCGAAGAAGGATGAAGAGGTAAGGAGCATTCTCGGTGAGTAAGAAGCGCGGGCTTGCGAACGTGCCACCTGAGCGCCGCCGGGAGATAGCACGCTTAGGCGGTAAGGCTGTTGGGCAGCAAGGCGGGCATAGATGGACTTCCGAGGAAGCCCGCCGCGCTGGTAGCAAAGGGGCGAAGTCAGGGGGTAGCAAGTATGCTGCCTACAATGCTCGCTACTACCAGGAACACAAGCAGGAGATCATACGCCGTAAAGCTGAGCGCTATCAGCAACAAAAGCAGCAAGAGAGCGGTTAACCGCTCTCTTTTCATTTCGTCTCGACAGGCGCTGGCACGCTCGTATTCTGCGCATGTGGCACGGTCGCACTCTCAGTTTGTAGCGGTGGGCTGGACAGGATGAGTGGCGGGCTCTGCTGTGGGCTCCAGGCAAAAGCTGAGCGCTGGAAGTAGTAAAT